AGGAGATATTATGAAAGCGACACGCAGTCTGACCAGCACTTATATAAATGAACCAATGTCATCTGGTACGCTAACACAGCAGAGCCTCTCAAAGGCTCACCGCGAGCCCCTTAGGGGCGTAGCTCGCGGGGTGCTAGTAGCTATTGGGATAGCTCTATGCTTCATGCCTGAAGCAGGTGGCTCTAAACCAATGCAATATGTTACATATAAAGAATATGCTTTACATCTATTACATTATGATAAAAAGCAACATATATGTCTATTGAGATTATATGGTAAAGAGAGTGCATGGAATCCTAAAGCTAGTAATGGATCACACTATGGAATACCACAAGGTAAGAGTGAGTGGCTTAAAGACCAAGATGGTTATGCTCAAGTAAGATGGGGCTTAGGATATATAGAGCATAGATACTCAACTCCATGCAAGGCTTATGATCATTGGAAGGCATACAATTGGCACTAGACAAGCTTAACTCCAGACGCTACAGAGAACAGCGTGAACGGGTATTCAAGCGTGATGGTCGTGTATGCCAGCTATGTGGCACAGATGAGGGTGAGATGCACATCGATCATGTGATACCACGCAAGGTAGGTGGCGATCATTCATTAGATAATTTGAGGGTGTTATGTAAGTCATGCAACCTACGCAAGGGTGCGCTCAATGAGGGCGTTTTTTTAGCACGAGCGGCTACCCCCCCTGTCTTTCCTTCCAATTTCTCCCCGATGCAGTCCGAGACGATGCTGGACAGTCCTTTTAAGATCCGACCTAATCCGAATCAATGACAACTGAAACTAAAAAGAGCAAAGTCTTACGAGGGGCACTTAAACCAAGGCTTCACAGCCCATGGTTGAAAGGCGAAACTAAAGGCACACAGGTTGCTGAGCTTGCTGAGCGTATTGGGCAACCTTTATTAGACTGGCAGAAGCTGATCCTTGATGACATGTGCACTGTTGATAAAAAAGGAATGTTCATTCGTAAAACAAACCTGCTGCTCATAGCTCGCCAGTCAGGAAAGAGCCATCTGGCTAGAATGAGGTGTCTGGCTGGTTTATTCATGTTCGGTGAAAAGGACATCCTAATTATGTCCTCTAATCGAGGCATGGCTATGAAGTCCTTTAACATCATGGCAGACATCATCGAGCGTAATGAGTGGATGAGGTCACAGCTTAAAGATGGAGACCCTAAGAAGGGCATTAGGCGTACTAATGGCGATGAACGCATCATCCTTGCCAATGGCGCACAGCTAGAGGTCAGGGCAGCCACCTCTGACGGCGCGAGAGGCATGACTGCAGACTTCTTATGGATTGATGAATTACGCGAGGTATCAACTGCCGCGATGGACGCAGCGAAAAGCGTGACCCTTGCTCGCATGAATAGCCAGCGTCTATTTACAAGTAATGCCGGCAGTGCCGATTCAACAGAGCTTAACAACCTGCACGAGGCTTGCAAGAATTACCCGCCTAAGAGTTTAGGTTATTACGAGTATTCAGCACCTGACTTTTGTGACATCTGGGATCGTAAGGCTTGGGCTATGGCTAACCCCTCTATGGGCTATTTAATTAGTGTTGAGGCAATTGAGGAGACAATCGCATCTTCAACAGCCGATGCAGCTCGCACAGAAAGTTTGTGCCAATGGATAAGCGCATTAAATTGCCCATTCAGCACAGAGGTATTAGAAAACAGCTCAGACTCAGAGCTTGAAATGTCAGTTGGTGCTTATACAGTGTTCGGATTCGATGTCAGTCCGAGTCGGAGAAATGGCTCACTTACCGCCGGTCAATTACTTCCAGATGGCAGGATCGGCATTGGCATCTTAGAGACTTTTAGCTCGCAGGTTGCTATCGATGAGCTAAAGATGGCGGCAAGCATAAAGGCATGGTGTGACATTTATAAGCCACGCTTAGTGTGCTATGACAAGTACGCGACTCAGACTATTGCAGATCGCTTACAGAACGCTGGAGTAGTTACAGAAGATGTCTCGGGACAGCAGTTCTATAAAGCCTGTGGAGACTTGCTCGAAGGATTGACAAATCTCAGAGTGGTTCATAATGGGCAGAAAGAGCTCATAGAGCAATTCCAGAACACAGCGGCAAAAACTAATGACTCAGCGTGGCGTATCATAAAAAGGCGCAGCAGTGGAGACATAAGCGCGCCCATTGGATTAGCAATGTGCGTTTCCAAGTTGATGATCCCTCAACCTAAGCCACAGATTTATACTTAGACACGCCCTGGCATGTTGTCTAATTACTTGACAAATGCTACACTTTATGACTATGGGTCTATTTCGCAAAACTGAAGCAATCTCTGAAGATAAGCGTTCATCGCTTTTAGCGCAATACGCCCCTCAAATTATGGGAGAAAATCTCAACTCCCTTTATAACTACATCATGCCCCGCGTTCAACGCAATGAGGCGATGTCTGTTCCATCCGTAGCTCGATGCAGAAACCTTTTAAGCGGAGTGGTGGGAGACTTGCCACTCAACTTATATCGCAAGTCAACAGGTGAAGAATTAGGCAATCCAATCTGGGTTGATCAACCTGCAATTAATCAGCCGCGTTCTGTAACAATGGCGTGGACTGTTGACAGTCTGCTTATGTATGGTGTTGCTTATTGGCAAGTTACAGAACTGTATGCAGAAGATGGCAGACCTGCTCGCTTTAAGTGGATACCAAATGTTAAGGTAACTTTCGAGACTGATCTCTATGGTATGGAAATCACTCAGTACTACATCGATGCTGTTGCAGTACCGATGTCAGGACTCGGATCACTTGTAACATTTCAAGCATTCGATGAAGGTATCTTAGAGCGCGGATCTGAAACAATTAGAGCTGCAATTGATTTAAGAAAGGCAGCAGTAATTGCTGCATCTACTCCAATGCCTAGCGGAGTGCTACGCAATAACGGAGCAGACCTAGATCCTAAAGAGGTCGCAGGATTACTTGCAGCATGGAAGAACGCTCGCAATAACCGAGCAACTGCTTACCTAACATCTACTCTTGAATACCAACCAACATCATTCTCACCTAAAGACATGATGTATGACGAGGCACAGCAATTCCTTGCAACAGAGATTGCTCGCCTATGTAACATCCCTGCTTACTTGCTATCAGCAGAAGCAAATAACTCTATGACTTATGCCAATGTGCTTGATGAGCGTAAGCAGTTCTACTCTCTGTCTGTCGCTCCTTTTGTAAATGCCATTCAGGATCGCTTGTCAATGGATGACATCACTGCTCGTGGTAATGCAGTTAAGTTCGATGTTGACTCATCATTCCTAGCGACAGAACCGATGGAGCGATTGCTAGTAATTGAAAAGATGTTATCTCTAGGCTTGATCACAGTAGAGCAAGCGATGGAGATGGAAGATCTAACGCCTAACGGCAGCGAAGGAATAGAATAAATGGAAAACCAAGTAATTCATTTCTCATCTGGACTCATTGCAAATGTTGAGGAAAGATTAATCTCAGGCAAGATCGTGCCAGCAGGAACAGGCGAAGTCGGAAACACCTCAGCAGGTAAGGTCGTATTCGAGAAGGGCGCAATCGCACTTCCAGAAGATCCTAAGACAATCAAGTTGCTTAATCAGCACGACATGAAGCAGCCACTAGGCAAGGCAACACAATTCACAGAGCAAGAAGATGGCATCTATGCATCATTCAAGATTTCACGATCTAATCGCGGATCTGAAGCTCTTATACTTGCAGAAGAAGGCTTGCAATCTGGTCTGTCTGTAGGAGTAGAAGTCATTAAGTCAAAACAGAAGGGCAATGTGATGTTCGTATCCGCTGCTCGTCTATTCGAGGTTTCATTGGTAACAGAGCCAGCATTTAAGTCTGCTCAAGTTATCGATGTAGCGGCTGAGGAAACTCCAAAGGTCGTAGAAGAAAACATAACAGAAAGCGAGACAGCTGTGGAGAATACTCCAGAGACAGTTGCAGCACCAGCAGTAGAAGCAGCAGCGGTTGAAGCTGCTCGCCCTGTGGTCACAGCAACTACATTCGTGCGTGAGCGCGTAGCACCAATTACATCAGCACAATACCTAGAAGCTAACCTAAAGGCAGCTCTAGGCGATGACGAAGCTCGCCGCACAGTCCGTGCAGCCGATGATTCGACCTCAACAAATACAGGACTAACTTTGCCATCCCACCTAAATACTTTCATTACAGATACATTCACAGGTCGACCAGCATTCGAAGCTGCGACACGCGGTTCACTTGCAGGAATCGATGGAATGTCATTCACAGTTCCACGCCTTTACACAAATGCTACTTCAGCAGATGTTGCTCCAACAGTTGCAGACACTAACGAAGGTGCAGCACCATCAGAAACTGGGATGACAAGCGCGTACGACACTATCTCCATCGAGAAGTTCAGTGGACTTCAGAGAGTCAGTTTTGAGTTGGTCGACCGTTCATCCCCAGCATTTATGGAACTAATGATGGCTGAACTTCGCAAGGCATACGAGAAGGCAACAGATGCAGCACTTCTAGCAGCTTATGTATCATCAGGAACAACAGCGGCAACAACAGCAGCAACAGCAGCAGGACTACAATCATTCGTATCTGTAGAAGGTGCAGCAGCTTACAAGGGAACTGGTGGAGACTTTGCTAATAAACTAGTTGCCTCTACTGACGCTTGGGCGGCTATTGCAGGATTCGCGGATTCAACTGGACGCAGCCTCTATTCAGCTCAGGGTGCTACACAGAATGCATCAGGTAACGCGGTGGCTACATCTGTAGTCGGTGGCGTGCTTGGCACAGACCTCATTGTTGACCATAACATCTCTACATCAGGCGTTGTTGATAACTCAATGTTCCTAGTTGCTCCTGCATCTGTTTACACATGGGAATCACCGACAACACAGCTTCGCGTGAATGTTCTAACATCAGGCGAGATCGAGATCAACCTTTACGGATACTTGGCAATCTATCTTGCTAAGTCAGGTAAGGGTGTTCGTAAGTTCAACCTAACTTAATAAAAACAGGTAACTAAGTACGCTCTGAGGGGTAGTAGCCCTCTACCCCTCAGAGTCTTTAGAAAGGAAATCATGGCACTCACTACAGTCGCAGAACTTCGATCAACACTCGGAGTAGGTACGCTGTACCCAGATGCCACTTTGCAAGAAGTCTGTGATGCAACAGATGCAGTTCTACTGCCTATGCTCTGGACTAACAATTACTTTAATATCGCACAAAGCAACACAGCCACTACTGGCACACTTTACTTTGAGGACAAAGTAGAAAACATTTTTTATGTAGGGCAGACAGTCGTAGTTAGTGGAAACCATTCACACCATAATGGATCTAAGACTCTTACTGGAGTAGGCGATTACTCAATCACTTACGCAATTACTGGCAACAATAACATTCCAACAGTCGAGCATCCCGTTCAACCTTTCGGCACAGTTACAGCTACAAACTATGTTGACTGGGCTACTGATATGGCAATCCAGCAAGCAGCTCTCATGATATCTGTCGAGATCTGGCAAGCGCGTACTGCTACCCTTTCGGGCAGTAACCTTGTCGATTTCCAGCCAAGCCCTTACCGCATGAGCGCGCAGCTCTTGGCTAAGGTGCGAGGATTGATCGCTCACGCGCTAAGCCCTAATTCGATGGTGGGCTAATGACTGTACCTATTACAACCCTTCGCAGCACATTAGCTGCCGCACTTGTAGACAATACAAAATATCAAGTTTTTGCTTTTCCGCCTGCAACTGTTTTGGCGAACTCAGTTATTGTCAGCCCTTCAAGCGAATACATCGTGCCTAGCAATAATTCACAGATTTCAGTCAGCCCTATGGCTAATTTTCAAATTGTCATTACGACCATGCTCTACGACAACGAGGGCAACCTTAACGGGATAGAAGATTTTGTATGCAGAGTGTTCGCTAAGCTCGCAGCATCATCTCTGGTCTATAATGTAAGCGCAGTCAGCGCACCTAGTGTTCTCAATGCCGCAAGCGGAGACTTGCTCAGCTGCGAGATGTCAGTATCAATCCTAACGAGTTGGAGTTAACCATGACCGATATGGAACAATGGGAAAAAGAAAATGAAGCCTTCCTGATCAAAATCGGTCAGGTAAAGCCAACAGTAACAACACCTAAGCCAGTAACTAAGAAAGAAGAGGAATAATCCGATGGCAGTTTATTTAGCAAATACTGGAGTTCTAACTGTTAATGCGGTAGATCTCTCAACATTAGTAACAAATGTGACTATCAATCGATCATTTGACGAACTGGAAATCACAAGTCTTGGAGATTCTGGACATCGTTACACCAAGGGGCTAGAAGCCTCAAGCATTTCAATCGACTTCTTGAACGATGCAGACTCAGCTAAGACACTACAAACATTGAACACAAACTGGGGTTCAAATGTAGTGGTCACATTTAAGCAGTCATCTGCTGCTGTTTCTGCAAGCAACCCTCTCTATACCATGACCTGCTTGATCAACAACACCACTCCTGTATCTGGAGATGTCGCAAGCCTAAGTATGCAGAGTGTGACTTGGAACGTATCAGGTACAATCGCAATAACAACAGCATAATCAACTAACTAAGGGGCAATCTCATGGCAAAGCTAAAAATAGTACGACAAGATGGAAGCGTTATTGAGGGCGAAATCACACCTGCTGTAGAATATTTTTTCGAACAGCAGACAAAAATGGGATTTCATAAGGCGTTCAGAGATGAAGAGAAACAGTCACATGTCTATCTTTTGGCTCATGAGATCGTCCGCAGGTCAGGTGAAACTGTAAAGCCTTTCGGGATGGAGTTTATCGAAACACTAAAAAGTGTTTCGGTTGAGGATTCCGACCCTTTATCTTAAAGCGAGATCTGCCATTCACCTACCTAATAGCTCGTCTTAGTATTAGGTTGCAGATCCCGCCACAGCAATTATTAGAGCTAGACCGCACAATGCTTGATGCATTGTTCCAAGGTCTTACAGATGAAGCAAAGGAGTCAGCAGATGCCAGTAGAGTTCGCAGGCGTAGATGAACTCCGCAAAGCCTTAAAGGCTTACGCTCCAGATCTAGACAAAGCTCTGAAGAAAGAACTCAAAGGGATCGCGGAGCCTGTGGTTAATAAAGCCAGAGGCTACGCACCTGCCCTTCCACCCCTTAGCAACTGGGGTCGAGAGGGTGGTCGCTTTCCTACTTACAATGGCGCATTAGTTAAAGCTGGTATTCGTTTTAGCACAGCAAAATCTAAAAAGAATAACCGAGGCTTTTCTTCAAGCATTCGCATCGTGAACGCTACGGCGGCAGGTGCAATTTATGAAACAGCAGGGCGCAAAAATCCTTTTGGTCAGCCATGGGTGGGCAATAGCAAGGGTGCGCCAGCAGGTAAAAAGTATTCGCACTCTATTAACAAGTATGCAGGGCGTGACTTTATCGCTGCCATGGGTGGCGAGATGAAGGGCAAAGGCGCAGACAAAGGACGGCTTATCTATCGCGCTTGGGCAGAAGATCAAGGCAAGACTCAGGATGCCATGGTCAAAGCAGTAATTAGAACCAATGCTCTTTTCCAATCTAAGACAGGCGGAGCAATTACTCGCGGTGTTAGGAAGGTTGCATAATGGCTCAGTCAAATATCGACATTAAGATTATTGCCGAGTTCTTAGGCAAGAGCGCATTTAAGCAAGCAGACACAGCAGCTAATAAACTTAATAAGACAGTCAAATCTTTAGGACAATCTTTCGGTGTTGCTTTTGGTGGAGCCGCTTTAGGCTATGCCATCAAGTCTACAATTCGTGACTTTGCAGATGCAGAGCGTGAGACTCAGCAATTAACTAACACAGTTAAGAATCTTGGATTAGCTTTTGCCGCTCCAGAAGTTGATGCCTATGTGCAGAGCATCGGTAAACTTTACGGGGTAACAGGCGATCAGGCAGTGCCAGCAATGCAGGCATTACTAACTGCAACAGGATCGGTGTCGCGATCTACCAAGATCATGAATGTTGCACTTGACCTTGCCGCTAGTCGTAATGCCGATGTCGCATCCGTTGCTAAGGATCTTGCAAGTGCTTATGTAGGCAACACTAAGGGTCTTAACCAATACAAGTTAGGTCTTACAAAGGCTGAGCTTGCTGCTTTATCTTTTGATGAAATCTTAGAAAAGATTGGCTCTCAGACATTAGGGTCAGCAGATGAAGCTGCTAAGACTTTAAGTGGTCAGTTAGCCATTCTTTCAGAGGTCACTAACCAAGCAAAAGAGCGCATAGGTGGCGGATTAGTTGAAGCCCTTGGTGGTCTTGCCGGAGAAAACGGCGCAGGCGGCGCAGCAAAAACAATTGAGAATCTTTCTGTTAAATTAACAAATGCAATAACAGGTTTCGGTTATTTAATCCGAGAAGTAAAAATTGCTCAACCTATCTTGGTTGCAGCTGGTATTGCCATCGGTCTTGCATGGGCTCCATGGCTCACAGGCATTGCAGCAGCAGCCTTAGCCATCGGTGCTATTGGTAACGCAATGAAGGGCAAGGCTCCTAAGGCTCCTCTTGACACAGGCAATCTATTCAACCAAGGTAAATTGTTCTTCCCTACTGGTGGAGATGCTGGGTATAACAAGCGCAAAGCAGAGGAAAAGAAAGCAGAAGAAGCAGCGGCAGCCCGCGCTAAGAAGTTAGAGGCTATGTCTAAAGCTGCTGAGAAGGCGCAGAAGGAAAACCTAAGACTTGCTAAGGCTAAAGCAATCTTTGACTTACAGAAGATCCAGATTGAGGCAGCCCTTAAAGGTAAACTCTCTGAGGAAGACAAGATCCGCCTGAAGTTGATGCAAGCCATCGAGGAAGAAAACCTCACCAATGTTGAGAAGTACGAGAAGGCATTAGAAAAGGCACAGGACAAGGCTAAAGAACTTCAAGCCGCTTTAGATAAGGTCAAAAATGTAGAAGTAAAAGATCCTTTCAGCACATGGAAAGTAGATCCGCTTACTACAGCCATCACTGGATTAACTGGCGCACTTGGTGAAGTACGCACAGGCATGACATCCACCGGTGTTGCTTGGTCAACAGTAGCCGCCAGTATTGCAGCTACTGAAATTAAGCCCAACCTTACACAGTGGTCATCATCTTTCAAGGTGGCATCCGACGAGTTCGAGTCAGCACAAGACACTGCAGTTAGTTCGCTTACCTCAACAGGCGCAGCAGCCACAGCAGCGGCAATCGCAGCAACGGCAGCCCTTACTGCATCTAACAATGAGTCACTTGCTTCTATGACAGCAGCAGCAACCAAGGCAGCAATAGAAGCATCTGCTGCTGCAACTACCGCGGCTAACGCTGCCCTTACATCTACCTCAGCCACTACTACTGAGGCTATCGGGGCAACGACTACCTCTGCTACAAACACTACAGTCCTAGCGATTGCAGAGTCAGGCTCTGCTACAGCAAGCACAATTGTTGAAACCTCACAGGCAGCAGCCGATGCATTAGATAAGTTATACAGCGACTCAACTACAGCTCTTAACAATGCAACTGCTTCAACTACTACAGACTTCATGGCTACATCTTCTGCTGCTCTTGCAAGCCTTAAAGAAATCCTATCCGCAGAAGCAACCGCTTATGCTGCAGCGGCAGCAGCAGCAAGCGCACAGGCAGCAGCCGATGCAGCAGACCTAGCGGGAGCGGGAACTGCTGGCGGCGGAGTAAACATCACTGTGAACACAGGAATTGGAGATCCAAACGCTATTGCAGAGGCTATTACAGAAGTTATACGCGAAGCAGGTACTCGTGGCACTATTGGTGTATTGGGCATCGATTAATGCCTTGGTTACCAGAATGGCGTGTGACTGTTAATGATGATGTCTATACCAATGTCACAGCAGTATCTTTTGCATCTGGTCGCTTAGACATCGACCGCCAGCCTACCGCTGGCTATTGTCGAGTACAGATCATCAATACAGATGGCTCACCTTTCACCATCAATGTCTCTGAGACAATCACATTAGAGCTTAAGAACTCATCTGGTACTTATGTCACTGTATTCGGTGGCGAGGTCTCAGACTTCTCCATTGGTGTCAGAAGCCCAGAAGAAACAGGCTTTATTACAGTTGGCACTGTGTTAGGCGTAGGAAGCCTTGCAAGGCTCACCAAGGCTGTTTATAACACAGCATTGGCAGAAGGCTTAGATGGCGCACAGATAGCCGCTATTCTCGGCTCAGCCCTTTCCTTGCCATGGTCACAGGTAATCCCTACACAGACATGGGCAACCTATCCTGCAACTACCACATGGGCTAATGCCGAGACTAATGTGGGTACGGTTGACTCAGGCTTCTACACCATGATTGCCCTTGCAGCTTCTGCTTCTGCTAAGTCCAACACTCTGGCAGATCAGATTGCCAATAGCGCACTTGGTCAAATCCATGAGACCAAGACAGGCTTAGTGGATTATGACGATGCGGATCATCGCTCTAATTACCTAGTGGCTAATGGGTACACCAACCTAGATGCTAATTACGCATCCCCTAACACCATTCGCTCAACTACCCAGACTAACCGCATCCGTAACAGCCTGATCTATCGTTACTCCACAGGCTTTGCATCAACCTACACTGCATCTAATAGCGACTCTATAGTCTCTTATGGGCTTTACGAGCGCTCTTATGACTCTAACATCAAAGAATTAACAGACATCACTAACATCGCCACTAGAGAGTTGAGCCTACGCGCTACACCTAGAGGCTCACTAGAGACCATTACCTTTAGACTTGACAATCCCAATATGCCTAGCGCGTTGCTGGACAATCTCATCAACGCTTTCTTTGGTCAGCCTGTCCTTGTGCAGAACTTGCCTTCTAATATGTTAGATGGTTCATTCGGTGGCTTTGTGGAGAACATTGTCATGAACGCTACACCTACTTTTGTAGATCTCACCCTCTATATTTCTGCCACACCATTCTCGTTGAGTTTATTACAATGGCAGACAATTACACCTGTTGACCTAACTTGGGCAGAGGTAAATGGTACACTTACTTGGACTAACGCGATCGGAGCTTTAACCTAATGGCAACTACAACTACTAACTTTGGGTTCGACATCCCACAGAGTTCAGACCTAGTTAAGGATGGCGCGACCGCGATCGCAGAGCTTGGTCAAGACATCGATACCAAGTTCGCAGGTCTTACAGTCAATGCCCAGACTGGCACTACCTATACAGCAGTCAAGGCAGATGGACTCAACGCTATTGTCACCATGGACAATGCCTCAGCCAATACCTTTTACATTCCAACAGATGCTACATACGCTTTCCCTACTGGCACTACTTTAATTGTGTACATGAAGGGCGCGGGAGTTACAACCATTACTGCAACAACCCCCGGAACTACCACAGTAGTTAGCGCAGGTGCAGTCATTGGCTCACCTGTCCTTGCTCGTTACAAGTCAGCAGCTTGCATCAAGATCGCTGCTAACTCATGGATCGTAGTAGGTGCAGTTGCATAATGCTCAATTCATTAGTAGGGATTATTGCCTCTAGTGGTGGGGCAGCAGGTGGGGCTTACGAGTCCATTGCTACTTTGACTGCTGCTGGTGGCGAGACAAGCATGTCTTTTACTTCAATTCCGTCTACATATCAACATTTAGAGATTAGAGGAATTGCAAGAGATACCATTGCAAATAGCAATGGAGCAGGTATCAAGATGAGATTTAATTCTGATACTGGTACAAATTATGTCAGGCATAATCTATATGGCGATGGCACAAATGTAATTGCTGGCGGTAATACTGGCTTCGATTTAATGTCTTTTGTTGGCGGGTCAATGGGTGACAACAGCACAGCATCTACATTTGGTGCAAGTATTATTTCAATTCAGGATTACGCTTCTACCACAAG